TGCCACCGCCCAAAACCTTCAGGGAGTCATCCTTACCGCCCAAGCAGTCGCAGCTGATACTGTGCGTGCTACAGCCACGAATGTGACGGGTAGTGACAAAACAATCCCAAACGCCACCTACCGGATCATCGTCAAGCCCCGCACTAATCTAGTCTAATGGTCGCTACCGCAGCACAACTTGAGGCCGCCCTGGCCAACTTCCTAGATAACTTGGATAACAAGTTAGATGTCATCGTAAACGGTGACTCGTCCACCGATGTCACCACTGACTCTGGGACGGTCCCCACGATCGCAAAGCTGTTCAACCAGATGACCAGCAGCCTGACTGCGGGTAACAACGAGTTCACAGCTTCGGCTGCCCAGACGGACTTTGTCTGCGTTGGTAAGGACATCCCTGGGGTCAACTCGGTTATCGTCTCGGTGGATGGCAGCGTCCAGGAGGCGTCGACATACACGATCCAGACCACAACGACCAGTAACGATACCGTGCGCCTCGCGTCTGGTCTTGCTGGCGGCGAACTCGTGCAGGTCCGCCTGTTGGCGGCTCCGCAGAGTATCGGCACGGCAGACGCGAACGCTATCACCTATGACCAGGGTTCGACGGGGTCGTCTAGTCGCTTCGTGGAGGACAAGCTCCAAACGGAGATGCTAAGTGTTCTTGACTTCGGTGCCGACCCGACGGGCACTGCGACGAGCGCGTCCGCGTTCTCCAACGCGATTGACGCGGCCATGGCCACTGGGCGTCCGCTCCATGTCCCCACGGGCACATATAACTTTAGTACCTGGGCGACGAAAACGACTACGGCAGACTTGACGCTTATCGGGGATGACGGTGCGTCCATCAACTACACTGGTGGCACCCCTGGGACGGACTACTTCCTCACTCCGGCGCACAGTCTGACGCTGACGAACCTTGAGTTCACTGGTTTCGACCGAGTAGTGTCCCAAGCAACACACGGCGGTACTCGAATTGACCGCTTTGTGTTTACGAATAACAAGGTTAGTGACTGCGGTGGATCGTGTATCTACATGCTTCAGCCATTCGCTTCGGCAGATGTATCGAACAACATCTTCGATGGTTCTGTCACCCCCCAGACAGTGACCTCCTTCATCCTAATCGGAGTTGGTGGTAGTGGTACGGAGGGTGACTACCGGCACCTGTCGTTCTCCCGAAATATTTTCGACAGCTTTGATCTAGAGACCGCTGGAACTGCGAGAATCGTTGACATCATGGCGGAGAAATCCTACATCGAGGAGAACCTGATTCGCCAAACCGAGCGTACTGCGAACACCAACCCGGTGGAGTTGATGCGTGTCGTGGGCAATCAAAACACGATCCGCAACAACATCTTTGACACCTTCACGAACACCAGTAGCTCCGCCACGGTGTTCACATTGCGCGTTCAGGGTCAGGATGTCGGCACTGCGCTTCCGGCAGCACCATCCAGCGCTGCGACGGCGCTCTACGGGCACTCCAACATCATCGAGGGTAACCGAATCACCACCGTGGGTGGCGCGACGACCGGATACGGCATCTACTGCACCAGCGAGGACGCTATCATCCGTGGGAATGTTATTGACAACATCACGGGTTCGGGTAGCGCCTACGGCCTCCTGTACAGCTCAAACTCCGATGCTGGGTCTGTGGTGGTTTCGGGAAACATCGCTCTGGGTGGTTGCAAAGACGCCTTCTACATCGACACGGATGGTATGGCGACCATCTCAGGCAACGCAGCCAGTGGGTTCACTCGATATGGCATCTTTGCGAGTACCAACAACGGTGTGGGCTACACGGGGTCTCTCGCTAACAATGCGTTAATGGACAACGGTACGGCCACTGCAAGCTCAAGCGCGTGCATCATCGTGCAAGCAGGGGACTGGACGGTCGCTGGCAACACCTGTTATGGCACTGTCGCCGATTATGGTATCTATGTGGCGTCTGTCACCGATGGGTGTGTGATCACTGGTAACCGGGCAGAGATTACTACCGGGACTGGTGTCCGATTGGTGAACAATAGTGCGAACGGAGAAGGACACATTGTCACGAGTAACTCCATCCAGAACTGCACTACTGGGATTACGAAGGACTCCGGCGGAGACCATAAGGTCAGTAATAACATCGTCGACGGTTCTGTTGATACTGTTCCAGGTGTCTTGTTCGCGGGTACATTTGACTGTTCGGCGGCGGCTAGCGTCTGGACCGTCACGGGAACCAACCTCATCAATTACGCCAACTCGTCAAACATCAGCGCTACCGCTGTACGACTTAACTTCACCGATAGCCCACCGGATGCTAACTATATTGTCGTCGCGGGTACATTTTCACTGAATTCAGCGACTGCCGATCCGAAACTTCTTTATGTATCGAAATCTACGGCAGGGGTGACGCTACAGTTTGATGGCGGTACATCAGCAAACAACGAGATCGTAGAGGTCGTCTGCTACAGATTCTAATGGTTGACCTCACGGAAGCAATCCAGGAAGCATACGCCTCGTCCTCCACGGACGAGATAATCCTTCACACTCTGGAACTAAACCACCCGAGCTTCTCAGAGCCGGTGCGGGTCGTCCGTGACTTTGGCGAACTGTTGGAAGCCGCCACGGTGTACGGTGGGCTGGACATCTACGGCCACACGCTGGGTCTTGAGGATGGTACGACTGCCAACTTCGTCGGCATGATGTTCGACTTCGATCTGCCCGAGCAGGAGCAGAACAAGGTGCCGGAACTTTCCATCACATTGGACAATGTGACGCGTGATGTGACGCAGTACCTGGACTCGGCGGTGCTGACGGACTCCGCGATCACCGTGACATATCGGGAGTACCTCCTCAGCTCCCCAAACACGATTCAGTATACCCTCAGCGGCCTATCGGTTCGTAAGGTTAAGTGTAGTAACGCACGCGTCACGATGACCGCGCTGTTCACCAACCTGCACAACAAGGCATTCCCAAACAAGGTATACCGACCATCTGAGTATCCGGGACTGCTGTAATGATTGACGACCTCCTTGGTAAGCCCTGGAAGTCCGGCGCATACGGCCCAACCCACTACGACTGCTGGGGTCTTGTTTGGGCGGTCCAAGACAGGCTCGGGGCGGTTGTCCCCCAGCTGGAGGATACGCCCAAGAAGCTGTCTGAGATCGCCCGAACCTTTCGGGACACCGATATCCGCGATAATCTCGTGAAGCTGGACGGACCCCAGCACGGTGCCATTGTTGAGATGGCGCACTCGACGCGCCCGTACCATGTGGGCGTGTACCTCGACTACGACCGTGGGGGAATCCTCCACTCCATCGGAAAGCTCGGTGTCCAGTGGGACACCCTCCAGAGTCTGAAGGGCGCTGGCTGGAATCACCTGACCTACTATGCAGTGCAGTAACGAACTGTCGACCCCGCTGGCCAACCTGGACAAGCAGCCACTTGTTCCGGGCACGACCATCCAGGAACACTATGACAACTGGGGTCTTCCCCAATCGGTTCCTGTGGTATGCTTTTATAACGGGGAACCAACGCTGCGTGCAGACTGGGACACTATCGTGGGTGAAGAAGACCAACTCGGCTTCATGGTCCTCCCGTTGGGCGGTGACGCGGAAGGTAAGAGCATCCTGCGGACGGTTGCGATGATCGCCGTCACTGTGGCAGCATTCGCCCTGATGCCTGCCAACCCGGCGTGGTACCACTATGCAGCCCAGATGGCTGCAATCACCGCTGGGTCATTCCTGGTCAATGAGTTGATCCCCATGCCGACGGAGGACCCGTCGACTCAGGAGAAGAAGTCGGAGGGTCTATCTCCGACCTACTCGGTCAGTGCGCGAGGTAACCGCGCACGGCTGGGCGACCCAGTGTCCAAGATCTACGGCACATTCAAATACTTCCCGGACTATGTTTCGACCCCGTTCAGCGAGTATGAGAACAACTACCAAGTCCTTTACCAACACTTTTCTCTAGGTGCTGGGTCGTCAGAGATCAGGTCGCTGGCTTTTGGAGACATCACCTACTGGGAAGATGGTAGCCTCACGGGAGAGTTGGAAGATGTTGAGGTCGAGTTCGTTCCGGCTGGTGAATTCTCAGAGCTGATCCCGGACACGATCACCACCTCTCAGAATGTTAGCAACCTGGACTTCGACTTCAGATACTGCGCGTCGTATGTCGATGTGACGGTGCCTGGAGCCTCCCGGATCACGCTGAACACGGACCCGAAGCAACCACTCACTGGTTCGCAGCACAACTTCTCGGTCTTTAATGTCGGTGATACTGTACGCCTGCGTAACTTCGACGCCTCATCGCCTAGTGCGAACGGCGACGGTAGCACCTATGAAGTTACCTATGTCGACCCAAGTAACGAATACATCGAGATTGATGGTGTACTGACGCCAGAGACTGAGGCGCAGCTCGTCGTGGACATCGACCGCCCAGATCGCTATGTTGGGTGGTTCCCCGCGTGTAATGCTGACGAGACCATCGACACAGTGCGCCTGACTGTGGTGCTTCCGCGAGGTAATTATAAGATCTCGGCGGATGGAAGCATTGGTGAAAATGTCACCCAATACACGGTGTATGCTCGGTCAATTGATACAAACGGCAACCCGGACGGGGTACATACTACCCAGTCTGAATCCTACACGGTCACGGAGGTCAGCAACAAGCCGATCTATAAGACCCACGAGATTGAAGTTCCCAACGCCCGATGGGAGGTCCGAATAGTCCGAGAGGACCCGACGCTATCGCTGCAAGACAGCCGTTACGGAGACGCGACGGTCTGGCAGTCCCTGGGTGGTCGCGCAGCCTCCTCGGTATCACTACCAATCGACACATTGGCTGTCAAGATTCGTGCAACCAACCAACTTGCACAGTCGGTCAGCACGAAGATGAGCGCTGTCCAGCAGTCCCTAACTCCGGTGTGGGATGCAGAGGACGGTTGGTCTGAGCAGCCAACGAACAACCCTGTCTGGGCTGCTGTTGATATGCTCCGCAACAGCGAGTACGGTGCGGGTGTGGACGACGCGAACCTGGACCTGGATACATTCGTATACTATGCGAACCTTGCGGACTTGGCTGGCGATGAGTTCAACGCCGTTATCGACCGTAAGCTATCCGTCTGGGAGTGTGTTAACTACGCGCTTCGCGTCATGCGCTCGCAACCCATCATGCTGGGTAGCACATTTAGCATGATCCGAGACGAACCCAAGAGCGTCGCCAGCGCCGTGTTCACGCCGCGAAACATCGTCAAGGATAGCTTTAACATCGAGTACGATCTCACGGGTGATGACAGCCCAGACCATGTGATCATCGAGTTCCTAAACGAGCTGACTGACTACACGGTTCGCGAGAAGATCTGCCAGCTTAGTGAAGATGATGACACCCCAGCACGCGTCCGACTGTTTGGCGTGACTAAGGAGCCGCAAGCGTTCCGTGAGGGTATGTATCAGGCTCGCGCTAACAAGTACCGACGCACTACAATCAACTTCAAGACCGAGCTGGATGGTCGTGTCCTGCTGCGTGGAGACAAGATCCTGGTCAGCCACGACATGCCTCAGTGGGGGCAGTCGAGCGAAGTGTTCGCCTATGATTCTGGCACGCGTACCCTCACAGTTCGGGACGAGCTAGTCTTCGCTGACGGCGAGGCACATGTCATTGCTCTACGCAAGCCGGACGGGTCCGAATGGGGTCCCGTCGGTGCCGTAGCCGTCCATGGGTCCCCGCTTCAGGTTATCCTGGACGAGGACGATGTTAACGCCCAAAGTGAGAGCGTGGACAGCGTGCTGACTATCAACGATGTCGCCAAGGAACCCACGAAGGTTGTCTTCGGGACTGTAGACACCTACGCCAAACCCTTCACGGTTCTGGCTGTCCGACCGGACGGTACGGAGGCGGTGTCTGTCAGGGCAGCCAACTACGCTCCGGAGATCTATGAGGCAGATGAGTACACCCAGGATGAAGAAAGCGGTGGGTCGTCGGAAAGAGCTTCGGCTCCCACGGTGGACGACCTAGTCGTATCACAGACGGGTGGTGGCACGACTGCTCCCATCGAGTTAAACGCCGCATGGACGGCTGCGGGCAATGCCTCATTCTATGGACTTGACTACAGCTACGACAACGCCACCTGGATCAATGCCTATGAGGGCACCAACACCAATGCCACCTTTACGACTGGCACGGGCACGATCTACTTCCGGGTCGCTGGGTACGGAGATGTGCGTGGGCCATACGCATACTACCAGGACTCCTTCGGACTGTCACTAAGCAGCCCGTCGGGACCCGGCATCGCCAATACCAACTACGACCAGGACTCGGGAAACCTCACGGTATCCTGGGACTCGGACGACAGCGCCGCATACTATCAGGTGACCATCGGAGACGGAACTACCTCGCTGACGGTAACCACGACATCGCCTGCCTACACATTCTCTGCATCCCAGGTCGCGGATGCTGGGGGACCGTGGAGCGTCTACGAAGTTGATGTCGCGTCCGTCAACTCAGCAGGATCGTCAGCACCCACTACTGCGGGCGGCACGATGACCGTCCCAGCTCCGAGTTCTGTTAGCATCGAAAACGACTGGGAGGGTCCGGAACACAGCATCGTGGCGTCCTGGGAACCTACACCACAGGCTGACGCCTACACGGTCCAGCTCTACTTGGGTGGTGTCCTTCAAGACACCTTCACTGTCTATACACCGTACATCGTTATCCCAGCACAACTGGTTGACGAGTACACGATCGCCCGTGCGGCGCAGATCCGCGTCTCGGTAGACGCCGGTACGATCACTACTGGAATCTCTACGGACACGGTGACCGACACCGCTCCGGCTGTTCCCACCAACATTACCACCTCCTCGCCTTCTGCCGGTCAGCTCACAGTGTCGTGGGACGCAAACACGGATGACGACTTCCGAGAGTACCGACTGTACGCATCAGGTTCTAGCGGGTTTACACCATCTGCTAGCACGCTTGCGTACTCGGGAACGGACACATCCGTCACGGTATACGGCCTTACATCAGCATCCACAATGTACATGCAGCTCGTAGCTGTGGACTACATCGAGGGTGGACTAAACTACTCAACTGAGTTCAGCCAAGTTATCACATAATCATGAGCCTCAAGCGCCTAGAGGAACTAACTAATCAATTACAAGAGCTGGAAGAGTTCATTGACCAAACCATCAGTACCGGCGTGTTGATACACGCCGGAAAGTGGTCGTGGCACATTCCCAGCGGTAAACTCAAGTGGGACAGCCGTATGCACGAACTATTCTCATCGGACGAGGAGAGTTTCACCGGACAGGTTGAATGGTTCCTGGATCACCTACACCCCTGCGATCGGGAGCGAATCGGCGTGTACCTACATGGTTGCGCGACCGACAGACGACCCTACGCCGCGACCTACCGGACCATTGCGGGCGACCGAATCCACGCATACGGGAACACCGACGGAGATTGGATGAGCGGGGTATGTTTACCACAGACGGAGTGTAGTGATGATTGATGAACACGCAAGCTGGGCGGAACACCGCCTCTTAGTTTTGAACGAACTCAAACGCATTGATGCAGCAACGCATGAACTTCTGCGGGAGGTAAAAGAGCTTCGCGCAGAGCAGGCAGAGCTGAAAAAATCGGTGGCATCGCTCCGGGCTGGTGCTGCAGCCGTCGGCTTTGTAGCCGGTCTTGCAGCCACCCTCCTTGGGTACCTGTTACCCTAACTGGTTACAACACTATGATCAAGAAACGAAAACGCATCCTGAAAGGGGCCGTTGTGGTGCTTGGAGCGATCCTCGCAGAAGCCGCCAGACGACTCTTCTTCTAATCAACCTCAGCCCCGCTTCTTGCGGGGCTTTTTCTTTACTGGTGGGTTCTCACAGAACGCTCGGACCTGATTGCATATAGAGCCGTCTAGGTCCGTAATCATGACCCAGTGATCGTAACACAGGTCGAATGTGGTGCGTCGGGTATGCGCGGCTGTGTCGCGGATCCCAATGAACGGTTCACCACTGTGGCGGCACCGTTTGACATCGCAGGTAGCAGCCACTATTCGACCTCCTTGCGCGAGAACAGAATCTCTTCGCCGCAGTCGGTGACGAGTAGGTAGAGTCCGCCGATGAACGGGTAGACCTCTGACCCAGCTGGGATGATCCAGCCGTGCCGAGTGGTGTATGCGTGCTTGAGTCGCTTCATGCTATTATTGTAGCGCAAAACCCCGACTATACAAGGTATAATCGGGGTTAAAAAGGGGTCTTTTTGCGACTTTACGGGAGTCTTACTAGGTCTCGCTCGACTCGTTTTCGTTTGATGTATCGCTCGGTGGCGTCCACGGCCCAGCGGATGAGGAAGAGGACCCCGAAGACGCCGATGAGGAGCCAGAACCCGTTGTCGCGCTCTTCCTGGTCTCGTACCACGCCCGGATCATCAGGAACGGGACCTGCGCCGCCTGGAAGACCGCCAGCAGAAAGTTCCCAATCGCTATACGAACTTGGGGGAAGAACAACAGGCCGATCAGGAGCCACCACCGGAACTCGACCAGCAGGTCGGTCGTCTCGTCCAGGACCTCCCCCACAGCTGTTTGCGGGGGCGCTTGCTTTGGGTCGTCATCACCGCCCCATCCGATGTCGGGAAGGATCGAGCAAGACAGTAGGGTGATATAAATAACTAGGAAGGCTTTTTTCATTTGTTGCGCTTGTACACGATGCCGTCGACCACGGCGTGGTCACCGACGAGGACCAGGGTCTGCTGCGAGAGCTTCTCCTGCGGGAAGATATCCACAATACCGAAGCCGACATCCCAGCGTTCCGGTAGCATAACGAAATGCTGCCCATGAAGCCCCTTGGTTGCCATCATCGGGGTGGACATCCAGTTTGCGTGAGGGAATGTGAGGGTGGGGGCGGTGCTGATCTGCGCCCGATGGGTATGCCCGGAGGTCCCAGAGAACCCTCCCCACTTACGAAGCTCGTCGGAAGT